TAATATCAAAATCCTTTGGTTCAATAACGCAAGTAGGAATCCATGTCATAATTTGGTCGGTCATTCCACCGCCTTCTTCATCGAGCATTACAGCAAACTCTTCATGTTGTTCAGGAGTCCATTCTGTTGGGTCTGCTCCAAAGTGTCGCAACTTACGGAAAACCTTTGCTTGTATATTTTCAATTCGCAACTTTTCCATACCGGATGCTTGGCGAACCCAAATCTTTTTTCCATCACTTAATTCAATCTCTTTCTTCAATACTGGCATTCTTTTCACTATCCTTTTCTTTTACTATTTGGTTCATTGAACCGTTCAAATACAAAATACTACTATTATTCTGCATTTAATTTCACTCTCATTGGTCTTCAAATGTAATAATTCCCATATAGTTGTTTCCAACAGGTTTTCTTATTACTGAAATATCTACTATTTTGTCTCCGTTTGCTAAAGCACGCAAAGCCGCTTGTATCTGCGTATGAATCGTCAAATGCGTTCCATATACTACCGAAGTAGTCATTTTTGCGGCGGCGGTTATTTCGTGAGACATCTATGAGGCCCCCATCAAGCGTCATAATCTGCAAGGGCCGAGGAATCTGATGAACGGCACTCAATTGCCATCATTTTATTAGCATCCCCTAAATCATAAAGAGCGTGAAATGCGATAGACATTGTTTGACTATCTCGACCTGATACCGATGTTTCCGGCATCTCAAAGTGAAGTTTGAAAAAGTCAAACCGGATATAATCTGTTGCCGATACTTCAAACAGAACAGACAAAGCAGGAGTTCCCGAACCCGGATTTTGAACTGCTTGAGCATTTGCTTGAGTAGCGCCCATTATTTCATCAAAGAAAGGTTCTGCATTAGTTACATCACTTGTCAAAAGAGCCTTAGAAAAAGTAAGAGTTCCTGATATATCTCTTACTGTGCTTGGGGGTGTTCTTACGCATGTTTCATCACCAAGAGTATATGAGTTCTCAATATCACGGTTTGTTTTAATTTCAAAGTCAATACTTTGAACTAATTTTGAAAAGTTGCTGTTTGTAGCAGTTCCTTCAAAATCTATAAATGCTTTAGCAAAGTGTGCGGCATCTCCTAAGTAAGTCGGAACTGCTGTTGCAAGAGTAGTAGTAGAAGAAGACTGCTTTCGACCAACTGTATTAACGCTCATCATAGCGTATTCACCAATAGACGATGAAACACTTATTGATTCAATTACTTGTCCGTCAAAAATATGTGCCTTGTCATCGCGACCAACATGAAATGTAAAAACAGGCAACTCGGCACTTGAAGAAACTGTTAATTCATTAAAGGTTCGAGCCGCACTTGCGCTTGCTCCCTGAGAATCAGTTCCCATAATGCCGTGAAGCATCATAAGAGTAAAGTGGTCGGGTTGCAAAGGCATACTAAACGAGCCTTCTGAAATCTTTTTGCTTACAATAGCCTTAGCAGAACCGTAATAGTTGATGTCGTTTCTTTTTAATACATCAAATGTTTGTTGAAATGATTCTGACTCTACTTCACCAATAGCGGTGTGAGAAGTAGCCGGAGTCAAAAAATTAGATTGTTTTTTAGCCGAAACATAGCGTGTGTGCTGTGCCATACTTAAATTGAGGCGTTGCCTCTCTTATGAATGTTTTTATTAAAAAGTATATATTTATGCTTCACGCATAAACATACGAACCTTTTTCATATATTGCAAAGATAAATTATGCACGCAAACTGTTTCATCATCGTCAATTTTAGAGTCAAACTTTACATCATACCCAATTAGACTATCTACGCCACCTTCAAGACCTGTTTTAGTGTATAACTCATCAAACACTTCACCAAGAATTGATGTGCCAAGCCTATATGCGTTTTCATAATTAGTTCCTCTTGTAGTAATAAAAATCAATACTTCATACCTTTGGTCTGTTCTTGCACCTGCTAATGTCAAGAAGTCGGGAGAGTTTGCTTTTTGAATCAACACATGAACAGAGGGAACAGCGAAGCGGTTAATGAGCGCGTTGTTTGAAAGGTCATATCCGTATCGAATGCTACCGGATTTGACAAATGATTTAAGGTAAAGTCTATTGCTATTCTGTAAAATCTCAACAACTTTCATTCCTGTGCGCAAAAGGCTATGTGAAATAAAATCAGACATATCCATTTCATCAGGAGAGTATGCACCATGCGGAGTAAAATAAACAGAATAATAATCAACGGTTCCGCTTGTGTTGCCAAAGAAAGCACCCTGCGCAGAAGAAGATGCGCCAGTTACCTCAAGGTAATGCTGTGTTGCATCGTCGTCTTCAATAATTTCACTAATGTAGAGTCTTGCATTACCGCTACTATCGAGGGTCAATCTCAATATAATAGGAACTGCGTCATCTTCAATCATGGAGAAGTCGAAGTTATTACTTACAACGGTAGTAGCACCAACGAGTTTAACTTTATTCAAAGTCCCATCACTTTTAACTTCGACTTTATGACTCCCATTATCGAGAGTCATAAGGACTGCATCATTGGATGGCGCAGATTCAATATGGATAGCGCAAATCATGGAGAGGGAATTATCATCATCGGCAACAGTTTGTTTCCAAGTTTGACCCCCACTTGATGAAGATACTCTCCAAAAACCCCCTGTATTAGCCGCTCCGTCGTCTGTGTGGCCTCCGGTAAGAGTCCAAGCGGTATTATACTCTGAACTACCAACAGGAGAAGCAGGGCTACCTCCGTTAAGTCTTGCAGTCCAAAAATCATTTTGTTTTGAAACAGCCATCAATAATCTCTCCTTGCCGACATAGCACCCATTCCTCCAACTATACTTGTCGGGGATGCACCACTCATTTGCCCTGCGGCTTCAACAGTAAATCCTGCTTCTAATGCCGAACCAAAAATAACGGATTTAGAAGTTTCATAAAAATTATCAGTTATTTGTTTTTGTATTTGAGCCATATAGTCTATTGTTTTGTAAAATCCGGGATGTTGCGCTCTCATTCTCATTCCTGTTGAAACCCAATCTCCCTGACCTGTTGCTTTATACCATCCAGTGCTTGAACGAACAACCATTGGCAATTTGCCATAAGTAAAAGGGTCAATACCTTTTGCAACAATATGCGAAAGCCTACCTCCCCTTGAACCTAAAACACCTTCTTCGGCATTCCTTAAACCTTTACCTGTATGTATTCTATGTTCTAATTTTTTTACTTTTTCTACTTGTAAAGCATCAGAAACTTTAGTATGGATATTTTTTGAAGTGCCTCTAAATACGCGAGAAGGAGGAACTACAATATCCGCAAGACCACCTGCTAAAGCCTTAATGTCTTTTTTTGCTTTTATAACTGCTTTTTTAGAAGCAAGGTCAAGTAGATTATCTAATCGTCGTTCACCTGCTTTTCCGATAAGTTCAATTGCTTGTCGCAAACCTTTATCGTTTCTTGACATTTTAAAGTCAATATAGGTTCCTCTTCGATTAGTAGTTTGCAATCAAACACTTCCTAAATGAGCCAATCTTTGAAGGCAATGAATCCCTCTATCACGCAATGTTTTTCCACGCAAACCTCCATCTGCGCCAGTTTGATGTGTTCCCTCGTCTTCGAGATAACCTGCGGCGGCTAAATCTGCGCAGATTTCACGCAAAATATGCGCAAAAGCACCTTCTTGAACTATTACACCGCTTGCATGGTCGAAAGATACGCCAGTTACACCTGTTAAATTATTAGTTGATTTGCCAGTCCATGTAAATGTGTCTCCATCAATGTTACCACTACCCGCAGAACTAAAATCAGTTCCGCTTGTTACGATTATAGTTGTTGCACCTGCTGTTATTGCGCCGTTTAAAGTGCTATCCGCAGTTGATTTACTTGGTTCTGTTCTGCCAAAATCAAGAAACTCTTGGTCTATGTAAATTGTAGATTGTCTAATATGTCTGTTAATTCTACTTTCTGCTCGAACTCTTTGTTGAGAGTCAAGACCAATTCGAGAGCCAACATCGGCAACACTACAATAGTAAACCATTTTACTTCACCTGTTCTTTTAGTTTTGCGATTAACTCGTCTTTTGTTCCTTTTGCGTCAATCCCATGTTCTGCGCAAAGATTCATAACTTCTGACTTGCGCATACGCTTTAGTTTTGAAAGTGAAGGTAGGCTTTTTGCTTCTTCAATACTTTCTTTAACATCATCTACTAAATCAAGTGCTTCATCAAGTGAAATACTACCGTCTGCCATAGCAGAATCATACGCACTGCGCAGTTTTTTGTAATGCTTAAGCGCAAAACCTACTCCGAATAATCCAACTGCCAAACTTGCTACTATAATTTCATTCATAATTTTTACCTTCCTTGTATTCAATAGTTATTGCTTTTGATAGCGGAATAACCATGAAATGTTGCGTATCGCCATCCCTGTATAAACGGTAGCCATGCGGTGTCTCTTCAATGTTTATGTTTGTATAACATCGTTCAGGGGGTTGATAAACTATTTTTCCTTTTCTTTTTGTCATATTATTCACCTTCAATAGAATGCTAAAACTGTTAATTCTTCGCTTGTAACAGTAACCGTAGGATTGCCAGTGTTGTCATCTACTGTGCATCTTGCTTGAACAACAGCAGGTGCGCCTGAACTACTCCCACCAACAACTGTTGCATCATCATAACTTTGTTGGTCTTGCGTTCCTTGACTATCTATCGAAAGCATTCCTCCGCCGTCATCACTAATAACAAGAGTCCAAGAATAAGTGTATGAACCTGAACCTCCCGATGCAGATGCACTAAAACTTATATCTCCTGCATTAGAAGGTGTTCCTTGTTGGGCTAAAATAACTTCGGGTGCGGGAGAATCGTTATTTATAGTAAGAGAAAGAGAAGAGGCTCCACTACTTTGAGCCGTAGCAATACCGCATACAATAGGAAACATCAAATACCTCCAAAGGCAAGCCATTCCGATGAATTGCCATTTTGAACAACAGCAACAATTGATGTTGCGGCATAAGCAGTGGTATTGGTTTTATCGGCAGTTGCGCCGTTGATTTTAACGCTTGAGTGAGGTCTTGTAATAACAATATCTTCACCATCACCATTAACTAAAACAAATTGAGTTCCTACGGGTGGATTTGCAGGTAAAGTAAATACCCCTGCCGAACCTTTAGTAAATTGATAAATAGTTCCTGATTCAGTGGTTGCAGGTGCAGGGTCGCTTGTGCATACCTCTATCATTGCCCTAATTCTTACTACACCTGTTAATTGTAAAGTTGCTTCACCCTCAACTGCGCTAATTGCATCAGAATCCGCATAAGCAGTAGCACTTGTAGCAATGCCGTTTAGTTTGCTATGGTCTGCGTCTGTAAATACATTTGAATCGCTTGCGGCTTCTACTGCGGTTCGGATTTCTGCATTGGTTTGGTCGGCAGTAGCACCTGCCTCAACATTACCTAAAAATGTTAATACTTGCGCTTGAGTTAATTCTTCGCTATCGCCGCTACCTCCGGTTATTCTGCCAAGTATTCTACTTGTTGCAACATTTGACACGACATCAACTGTTCCGCCGCCGCCTCCACCCCCTGAACCAAGCGTAGTATCGGTTCCTGCATCATTAGTAAATATAAGTGTGCTTGGTGTTGTATTTTTAACCCAAAGAATACCTGTTCCTGCGGCGGCGGCAATTGGATGGTCTGCACCTTCTGTTAATTTAATTCCTTTGTCTGCGTGCAAAGTATTGTTTGCAAAAGAAAGTTCGGTAGAAGTATTTAGTGCCGCAGATGTGCTACCAAATGGCAACAGTCCTGTTGCAACCGATTGCAAACCTGTTCCTCCATCTGCAACATTTAAAGTATGCAAACCTTTGTAAACATAAATGCCATCTGCAATTGGGTAAAAACCCCAAGTCCCTCTAATTGTTGGTTTATTTGTAAGATGAAAAGTTCCTCCAAGTGTATTTGAACCGCTAACCCCTGCGCCAACATTAACTGTTAAATCATTTAGAAAAACAGATGAACCCGATGCAATTGTTGCTTTACCCCCAACACCTGCTACGCTCGAATCAATAATCCACTTTTGCCATGTAAAACGACATCCATTATATGTTGAAGTTCCGTTTGTTGGTAAAACAAAACTACCAGTAAATGCTTGAAAAGTCCATGTTGCATATCCTCCATCAAATGTAGTAACACCACTATCAACTTTAAATTGATTTTGCGTAGTTCCCTCACTTATCCATTCTTTACTTCTATCGGCAGTAGTAGGGGTTGTAGAGGCAGGTGCAAAAGAACCTCCTTTCATATGTAGAGTGTAAAACTTTACCGCAGTTGCCGTATTTGTTCCAAGTGAAGATTCAATATAATCAGGAGTATGCGAACCTGAATTGATAACTATATTTGGATATTCACCTGCTTCATATTTTATCCCTGTTGTAGAACCTGTATAAGCAAAATAAAATAATCTTCTTGCGGTTTCATTTACAAAAATTGATGTGTCTTTTGCTATGCCGATTTGAAAAAAAGTTTTATTGCTATTATATGGTGCTGTTCCTGAAAAAGTAAAAACTCTATCCGCACTGGCATCAAAAGCGCCAACTCTTGAACAAGAAAGACCCGTAAGTGCAATATCACTATTTACTGTAATAACTCCTGTATAGGTTGAAGCAACAGTAATTGTAGAAACTGCGGTTACATCCCATGTGCAATTTTCTACACTTGTATCATCAAAAACAACTGTATCACTTGAAGTTGGGGCGGAACCGCCACTCCAATTACCCGCAGTTGAAGCCGCACCAGCACTTGAAGCAGTCCATACTCTTTCTGCCATTCATTATTCAACCCTTGTATTTGTAAAATCAAGAGCAAAGGCACTTCCACCGGATTCTCGAATCTGCGCAAACAATCTTTCTGCTTGCGCTTCAAACGATTTCAATTGGGCCGACAAACGAATATCTGTTCTTCTTTGCTCAGGTTCCGGCACATAAGAGGGTATTGTATCAATCATTATGCGCAGACAATCTACGCAAACAAGAAACTTAATTGCAGACTCTTTCTGCGTATCTGAAACTCCACTTGATACACTGTAAAGAGTAGTGCTTCTTGATAATTTAGTAATCTCTTCTGTTCTGATAGTAAGGTATTCTGTGATAGTTGCTTCATTTAAGCCTCTTGGTCTATTTAGCAAATCACGGATATTATCAGAAGTAACTACCATTTATTTCACGCATCCATAGGAATATCAACAAGAGTATATTTTGAATTATATTTTGTTCGACCCATAGGCCACATAACACCACTTCTAATAATGTTTTTAGTATATTCAGAATCAGGCATCCAAATTACTTTGCCAATAGGAATAGACTCAGGCAAATTATGAGTATGATTATGCGCAGTTTTCATTCTGCGCAAAAGAAAACCTTGAGAAGAATCCCATGTATTAAAACGATGCAACATAGCACCCAATGAATCTTCATCAGGTAAAGGAATACCCTTATTCTTTAATGCTTTTGCTACCTGTGCCTTTGACTTCATTTACTACACTTTCCTTTTTCTTCTCTACTTTCTTCGGTGTGGTTTTTGGTGCGCTTTTTGGCGCATTTTCTTGAGAACGAACCCATGCTCGCATGTCAGGCCCAACTCCGAGAAGACCTTCCGGCCATTCTTTTGGTGAAACCTTTCCGTATTCAAGGCACATAGCCTTTAAACGAGACAAGTCTGTTCGAGTTCTTGACAAGTTTATCACTCCGCAAGACAGAGAACAAACTCGCATGGGGCAGTGTCGGCTTGAAGAGAGATTTGATTTATACCTGCTTGGTCGGTATCAGTTCTCACCATAAAAACGCCTTTTGGAGCAATCAATAAAGTTGAAATAACTGTTCCGTCGCCTTGCTTTAGAATTAAAGTAACATAATTAGTTGAATCTCTATTTTCAAAATAGACACCATCGGCTTGAGGTATGCCGTAATTATCTACATCATAGACGGTTGCTCCACTATTAGAAATTGTTCCTTCGATTTTAACTGCGTCGCCACTTGTAAAAGAAGCGCCGCTTGTCGATTCGGTAAAACCGCTTGCACTATCACCTGCGGCCATCTGAAATGTTGCCGAGATTGTATTATTGCGTGCCAAACTTAATCACCTCAAGCAGTGATGTTTGTAATCTTGCAGATACGGTCGTTCTTTCCGCTACCTGCGGCTTGCGTGTCTTGGTGTTCATGGATAACAGTTCCCATATAGCCAGTGAGCATCCAATCAAAACCAACGCCCGGAATACGAGTCAATTCGGTTTCTTGAAATCCGTCGCCATTGTAGGTAAAGAACTCGGCAGTTTCTCCGCCCGGAACAAGGAGCAAACAAGTGTCTGCAAGTCCTGAATCACGGGAGTAATAAACAGTAATGTTACCCATTCCCTTAAGGTGTTCTTGAAGGGATTGAACGACATTGCCGTAAAGAGTTGTTTGAAGCAAAACATTTCGGTGCTTTGCAGGAACAATAAGAGCCAATGGTTCATTGCCTGAAACACGGGCGTTCTCGAAAATCTTATCCATAGCACTGAGGATGTTTCCTTCTGCATCTGCACCTGCGCTATCCCATTCGGAACCTGCGGCAACAGCAACGCTTTGACCTGCACCTGCGATAAGAGCAGAAATAATTAGGTTGTCGATAACAGTTGCTCGGTTGCGAACAATTGCCATTTGCTGTCTGTCAAGGTTTTCAAAGGATTCGCCACGCAAAAGAGTAGAGTCGAGGAAAACACATCGACCTTGACCCTTCTTCAAGGTAACGCCATAGTTTGCAGTTCCGATTTTTGTCGGGTCTGTAACTGCGTTATCATCAAGTGGGTAAGAGAAAGTTCCTTCTGCACCACTATACCAAGTAAACTCCAACCATCCAACGCTTCGGACACCCACTACTTGAGTTCCGACTGCGATTGTAGTTGATTGTAGTTCGATAAAGTCGCGAAGGGTTTGTTCAAGCACTGCATCACCATGCGAGAATGGCCCTGCGGCGGCTTCGATTGTTAGTATTTCTTCAAGGGTATTATTAGCCATATTATTCATCTCCAATTATTTTTTTTATTCTCAAGCGATTTCATGCACAGTAGTATTAACTGCGATAAGAGTTCCCTCTGTGTTAGTAGTATCACCTGCTCCGTTGGCTCCGAGAGCCGCCGTTGATTCGCCGTTTCCGACATAAACTCCGAGTTTCTTAACAGAAGAACCGCTTGAATTAGTTGCAAGTCCATCTGCACCTGCGTAAACGACTTGTCCGAGTGTGTAAGTAAGTCCATTCTTTGATTGAACCATCTGAACTCCGCCAAGAGGATAATAAGAAACAGTTGCACCTGCGGCTGTTTGCAAAACAAGATTAGAGTCGCGAGAAGAGGCTCCCACAGTAACTCCGATGCAAACTTCGCTGTTTGCGACCAAATCAACAGTGTTGCTGGTGCTATCCATTGTAATAAGTTTACCTGCGCCGTAAATTACAGTGCCGGTCTTTAGTGTTGCGCTTCGAGGTTTTGTATTCAAATCCATATTATTCATCTCCAATTTTTCTCAATTCAAATGAGTTTTTTATCCCTTGCTTCACGGAAAGTTGGTGCTTTAATTTCAGAAGCAGACAGAGTATTGTTCCATCCGTTTGCCCATGCGTTCCATGCTTTTTCGTAAAGACTTTCGGGAGTTTTAATTAGTTTGCGGTTAAGGTAGTTTGCTACAACCGGCTCTGAGGAAAGGTCGGTTTTTTCTGAGGCGACCATTCCCATGTTTGATTCAACAGGTGAAAGTTCTTCAACAACTTCTTCATCTGCAACAGGCATCTTTGCTTCAAAGGATGCAATAATGCTTTCGAGAGTTTCTGATGGCAAAGAGTCAATACCTGCGATTCCGAGTTCCGTTGCTTTCTTTACAAGAGAAAGTCGGACTTCTTCTACCTTTGCTTCTTCATCTGCCTTAATTGAATTAAGTTCTTCTTCACGCTCTGCAAGAGAAGCCTTAAGTGCTTCGATTTCTGCGGCGTAGTCAATAGATGGAGTTTCTTCGGCAACAGGTGTTTCGACAACAACCTCTTCCTCGGATGCGATAATGATTTCTTCTTCACTCATGGTAGTCATATCCTTTGCGATATTCTGAACAGAATGCGAATGACTATTAAAGCCTTCTTTAGTTTCTGCTATATTTATCCGTTCAACAGATTCTATCTTTGCGCCGGAATAAGCAGGTTTATGAACAATAGCCAAATGGTCGAATTGAAAATCACTTTCAAACTTCATAACTGCCGAACCATCATCTGCTTCAATGATTTCATCAGGAATACCCGTTCCTCCAATAGAAACACCATATCCTTCTCTAAGCCAAAGTCCTGACTCAAGAGCCTCAAACAATTCTTTGCGGTGAACATTTGCTTTGAACTTAACACTCCATTCAAAACCATCATCAACAATAGAGGCTTCTGAAACAACACCAACTACTGCTTCATCTACTCCGCCATCCATATTACGGCGGAATCTGCCATTATCTGACTTAGGGTGATTCAAAGTTAAATCTGCGCCAACCATTTGAGAAACAGCAAGATTTGCGCCTTTGCGTGTAATTTCCCAACCATTCTTATTTATTCCTTGATGAAATGCAACACCACTAATGCGAATAACTTGATTCCCTGTTGTTGCATCTACCATAACTTCATCAACTGAAATATCAATATCTAATTGAAATGTAGCCTTAACACATTTTCCACCTTGCATTTTGTAACCAGTTCTGCAAGAGTTGCTGTAACCGCCGCCTCCACCGCCGCCGCCACCGTAGCCTTCAACTTCTTCTTCTTTCTTAGGAATATCTTTTCCTTCATTTTTTTGCATGTATTCCTCATGTGTTTTACATGGCATAAATACTTTTTTGCCATCCTCTTCATGCGAGTGAACTTCGTTACAACCCATTTCTTTAGCACGATTCATGGCTTCTGCCGGATTATCAAATACATCTTTCCGAATCATTTCTGCTTCGACAGAATCTCCGCTACAACCACAGCCACAACCGCCCATGACTGTTTCCATCGAATCGTCTGTTTTATTAAAGTCTTCATTGCTTTCAACTTTAGAGCCACTTCGCCATTGATAACAAGACCAATACCCTGCTGTTGTTTTATCTTTCTTTTCTGCGCAGTTATGTCTATCACGGAATGCTTTGCGTCGTTTTGGGTCATCGCGCTTAATCTCCATATTAGGGTCGCCAAATCGAACAATTATAACTTTACCTGCGGGATTTTTAACATATACAGCAAACTTCTTTTTTTCTTTAGGAGTTCTAAATGGTTTATTGAGTGTAACTTTTCGACCTTGATATTCTGCGGCACTAAATGCTTCTTCATCCCAATCTTCAAAGTCTTCTTCAACACTTGCTCTTGGATGTGATTTAGGCAACAAATCATTATCTTGTTTGTAGTTTGGGTTGCTTGGTCTGCCGTTGCGCAATAAATACAAGAATGCTTTAACTCTTGCAATACCCCAACCACCTCTTGACATATTAGGTGCGTGTGAACGAGAAAATGCACCTGCGCCTCTGCGATATACAGACTTTAGACGACCCATGCTTGCTTTTGAACCTTTACCTTTGCTTGAAACTTTTTTGTTATGTTCAGTCATCATTTTGCGCAAACGGGCTTCGGTTTCCTTGCTTACTTTAATTGAAGTGTTTGGTTTTTTAGCAGAACCGGGTTTATTTTTCTTAGAACCCTTTCTGCGCTCACTTGGTTTAGCAGGAGTTTTGCGTGGGTCATTTTTCTTTGGTTTACCGTATTGTAATGCGCTTAATTCTTTTTCTGCATCGGAATCATTTTTTCTATACCATGTAATAAACTCTTTTTCAGTTTTTGCAGGTGTGTATATTTTAGTGCCATCTGCAAGCGTTGATTCATGGATTTCACCACCAAAACCAATTTCTTTTGATTTTTTTTCTGCACCTTCGGGTGTGCGAAACAAATAGTCTTCCATTTTAGATTCTACCAACATTTAAATTACTCCTTTTTAATACGCTCTAATTCTTCTGTTGCTTTATTCATTGCAACATCAACAATTTTTTGCGCTTCTGACTCAACATCAACATCTTCAATATAACTTCTTAGTCTTTGAAACCCAACTTCATGCTTTTCGACTTCGTGTTCGTGAAGTTGTTGTATTTTTGCTAATTCCATTACATGCTCATGATTATCTGCATCACGCTCTCTTTCATGCTTTAATTCAACAGCGATATTTTCAATTTCAATACTTTGTTCTGATTCCCACATACGCAAAACTGTATTTAACGCAGGGGCGGCTACTCCACCAATAATTGCAATAAGAGCAATAAATCCATCGAGATTTGCAAGGACTACATCAGGTTTCCAAATACCCATACCGACTACTGCGCCTGATGCAAGAAGCCAAAGATAAATTGCAGGAATTACTGTTCTTTTAACCATTCGGTCATTAAATGATTGATTGTTGTTTCTTTTATTCATATTATTCACCTTAAATTGTTATGCCTGTTAAATCGACTCCAAGAGTTAATCCTAATACTGAAACAAGAACTAAACCGCCTTTGCGCAAAACTGTAATGGCAGTTGTAATTTGCGCATTTAACTCTGCAATACTAATCATCATATCAGTTTGCGCAGAAGCCATTTTTTCAATCAATTCATCATGTTTTAGTAATTTTGTTTCAACTGCGCTTATTCGCACATCTTGGACTGCATCATTCGTTGTCGGCATTTGAGTCATCCTCTATTGTTTCGTCATCTGTTGTTTCATCAGTTGGAGTTCCTTCTTGTCCGTTTTCACGGGGCAACTCGCCATTATCTGCAATACCTTTACTATCCTTTCTAATATCGCCTTCTGTTTCATTAGGCAGGTTTACAATTTCAAGTGCTTGGTTTAAAGTAAGAATACCTGAATTGTAACCAATGTTTGCTCTTTGCATTTTGTTAAGCCTTGTTTCTTCATCAATTGGCTCAAATTGCAAATCAGGCAAATCACTTAGTCGATGGTCTATTTTTAGTAATCTTAAGTGTGCAGAAAACAACTCTAAAACAGATTGCTTTAGAATACTTTGTATGCGTCTAATTGCATTGCTCGCCCAAAGATTTGCAGTATATGATGCTGCAAAGGTTGAACCTTTCTCTTGACCTG